CGTTAAACTCACGCACTCGGACCGTGCGCACACAATCGAACACATGTTCTATCCCATCGCAAAACAAAACCACCTGGCGTATACGCCCGGTGGCCTGTCGTGTTCCAACGCGTTCAACGCGTTGCAACGTTATTTAGTTTTCATGAACCGTTCAAGCTGATTAACGAGCTTTTCTATTGCTTTCGTGTTGTCGTTAATGATCTCTTGTAATTTGGTTTGAACCTTATAAATGTAGAAACACAACGCGCCACACATCACTATCGGAAAGCCGAGCGTTCCAATTAAAGTAATAACACTATCTGTATTCATCATCAATCACCCCCGCCGTTGTTCCTGAATAATCAGCTGATTTATGTTCGAAATAATGTTCCCAATAATTTGGAAAATTCTCGAACCATTCCAGGCGAACACTATCAATTCCGAGCGCCCTATTTTTAGATGTGCTTTCATTGCCCATGTGTGCGAACATTCCCGAGCCGCAATCAATGCCTATGTGCCGACCGGTGCCGTTAAAGGTCGTGTATAACATACATCCGGCGCGACTTTCTTTATAACTCGGATATTCAACGGTGCGTTGATTGTATAACCCTTCACTATACGCCGGCTTTATCCAGTCAAAGCAAGCGCACACGAACCCCGAACAATCAAATGCGATTTTACCTACTGAATTCATAATGATTTCTGATTTTTCGCTGGCACTGTATTTCGCGTAATGTTTTGGTTCAAGTCTAAATAATTCCTCGATGAACGCGGGCGTTGCTATCTGGCCTTTTGCGCCGTAAAGGTAAACGAAATTATTTCGTCTGTGGTAAAACTCAAACGCGCGCATGATCGCGTTTGAATAGTGTGTTTTTGCGCTCATATTACACCCCCTTTATATAAATATATTCCATTCCTTGTAACTGGGCTTTGATCTCGTCGGCGTGTGCCTGAAAAACATAATCACCCGTGAAGCCCGTTTCCGGCTGCCAGTATTCCCAATCAACCCACATTTTATAATTGCTGTTATATGCGGTTACATCCTGAAATGTCGGGTAACCATGTTCAGACATAAACGCCGAAAATGTCGGCGCTATTTCCGTTTCGACAACGGTTAATGCGAAATCATTTATTGCATAAGAATCAAACCCCGAAATTGACGTTGTGGAAACGCTGCCGGCCCCGAGCGCGTTGTTTGCTATGTCGTTTTGCGCTATCGCGTTTGCAATCGACATTCCAGCGTTGACCGCGCCGTTTACGTTACCTGTTGCAAGGCTGACCGCGCCGCCGATCATGTTTCCAATGTTCGACAACTCGAGTTTTTGGTTATTGAGCTGTGCGGCAAACTGCGCCCCGCTATATGACGTCGGGATTTCCGGTAAACGGTGCCACGACGACGCGTCAACGCCCGCCAAAGCGGTCCATTTATAATTTATGGTGCCATCGTAGATGTTAAAGATATAATCAAACCCGAGTGCCAATGTTTCCGTATTACCGTATGAACACAACAATTTAACCGGCACGTCAATTTGACCGATAAATGGCGCATACATTTTATATTGTTTATAATACAAATCGCGGAAATCATTTAATCCTATTGTCAGCCCGTGAGTAAATGATTTTTTCGCATAACCGCCGCTTGTCTGATAGGTGATCTCCATTACATCATGACCGCTTAAGTTGCTCGCATTAGCTTCGCACGTGATTCCGTCAACATAATAAACGGTGCTGTCATCAGGGTTGAACCATTCAAACAACATCGGCGTTCGCGTTCTATTGACGCCCGACATTGTGGTTGTATTGTTTAATATATCAACCGTCACACCCGGCAAGAAATAAATACCATGTATCATAGCGAGAACAACCGACGGTCTATAAATACCGAAGCTGCCGTCATGATCGCCACATGTAAGCATACGTAAAAGAATATTGAGGGTTGACCCGTCGATTAAACAAGCCGTGACCCCGGGGGTTTCCTGATATGAGAAGGCGCGCCCGCGGGCCTTGTTCAGACACTTATAAATAATTAAATATGCGTTGTTGGTGTTATCCGTAGTTATTCTATAAACCGGATTTCCCGTTCTGCTGCTGACGGCATAATTGCCGCTGACAGGCAGCGACACGTTCAGCCACCGCAACCAATCGGTATTGTTCGAGCAACCGATCATGTGCGAACCGCTCGAAAGCGCTTTTACTTTTTGATCGGTTCCCGTGTAAGTAGTCAAAAAGTGATTATAATAAGTTCGCAGCCAATCAACCTCGTAAGTAATGCGCATGTGTACGCCGTCGTAATTCTCGGCCGAGGTGATCCGCGCAACGACTTTGAAAACCCCGCTGTCATCCAATACCATATATTGACCGGGCGCCACATATAACCCGCCCGTCGCGTTTATGATTATTTCGCCGGCGGGGGCGCTTATGCGCCCCACTACATCAACGCCCGTTCCCGATATGGTCGGGATTTCGAGTTGATTCTTGTCATCCAGCGCCGCGGCTAAAAACTTAACGTTCATTTAATCACCCCTTTTTAATGGTTGAAGTCATCATTTATAAGTGTATAACCCGAGTGAATCCAAATATCACCCGTTGCGCCCTGTGATGTGCTGGCAAGTGCGGCATCATCAAAATAAAGGTGTGAATAACGATAAACATTATTCATCGTTACACCGTTATAATCTTTTGAAACGGCGTTAGGGCTGTTGAAATATTCATCAAACCGACATAACCCGAATGTTGCGCCGTGCGTCATCCAGATTTCACACTGATAAAATTCACTGTCGCGAAGCTCGATTTCATCTAATATGATTTCGGATGACTGACAGTCGGCAAAACGAATATCGACCGCAACCGCGCCGGTTGTTTGGAACCTGACATGACGGTTAAACAGACGACAAAAGCCGGTAAAATCCGACTGGAAATAAATTCCCCCGTGTGATCCGACGTTATGGTAATAGTCGATTGCCTCGCCCAGAGAATGAAAGGGAAATTCCGTCGAGCCGTTGCAATAGAAATTGTTTTTGTCAACATTGACGCACACCTGACGCGTTGTTGTCGGGTCGGTAAAATTCCCAAATGTGTTTGATATGTTATAATTCGGGTGTGTGTTTTCCCTGAAATTCAAGGACCCAGCCGAGCCGCGCGCAATATCCCAATACCAAAACAAAATATATATGTCGGCGTAATTGATGCCCGCGGCATCCTGAATCGGGTCGGCGATGTCATTTGATGAAATAGTCACCGTGCGCCCGTTCCAAGTATAGCCGCCCTCGAGTTCACCAATGTTTCTATACTCTGACACATCCCCGATTTTTGAAAGAGTGTAACGTTTGGTGATAGTGTCATAAATCATAGCAAACTGGGGATTGTTTCTAACGGCCGTAACCGTTCGCCCGTCAAAATACCATGCCTGAACCCCGAGGCCGGTTCCGTTAAATTGCTCGTAAAAGTCAGCCGGTACGGGAATATCAAACAGGAGTTCGCGCGAAAACGTGCCGGCGGGAACGTCGATATTTGAAATGCTATAAAATTTTGTGCTATCGCTTCCTATATAATAAAGGTTTTTGTCAGTCTGAACAAAAGCCGTTATTTGATGCGACATCGTGGCGTTGTATTCCAGACTTGCAAGCGTGTCAGGGTCGATTTTATGTACCCCCGACGCAGTCCAGTCGCCGCCAAGTTTACGCTGAGCGGAATATAAACAATGATCCGCGAATGAGTAACCGATCTTTGCGTGTCCGATGTTGGTTATTAACGGCCCGGTCGCGATCAATGAACCGTTGGTCGCATATTTAATAATGCAACCGTCACGGTCGTTTTTATCGCAAACGCCGACATACATATTAACGCCATCAAACGCGATAGATTGAAACTGTGGTGAATTGATCGTATGACCGTCGCCGGTCGTGAGATAATAACCGAAGTTTTTTGTGCCGAAATAGGCCATTTTAATATCATTACCGGCAATAGCGTTTTTCGTATCAAAACAGATGTTCCCGAAATCCTTACAATCACAATAGGGGCGGGGAATGTGGCACCCGCCGCAACGCCTATAATTTCTCGACATAATTATTAACCCCCTTTATAAACTTTTGCACGTGTACAAATATAGTTTACACCATAACATTCAGTAAACGGCGTGGTGTTTTGCGTTCTCGCAACAACAATATAATCGGATGCTGTTGGCGTGTGCGAATAATACCCGTTTGCGGGATCGTTGCTACATTTCAAAACGCCGTCAATATAAATATTTATATCATAACCGTTTTTATACGTTGCCGCCGGTAAAAATTCGATTGTCAGCACGTGCCCCGCGATTTCTGAAAAGTCGTCGCATAGATCATAAACGAACCCGTTATATTGTAGTTTTATCCCGGTTAAACCACTATCGACCGATGGTTTGTAAATGGTGCCTGTATCATGGTTTGATCTGTAAAACGTCAATATGCGGACATTTTGATTTGTCGGAAGTGTAGTAACGTAAGTATCGGATAAATACGAAAATTCGAAATCATACCGCATAGAAACGTCAGTATAGACATTTGACAAACCAAAACCACGCTGCGCATAACCACCCGAAACAATCCCGCTGCTGTCGATAGTCACGCCTGATACAATGTATATATCCAGATTGTTCATCGTGTCATATCGCGATTGTGTAAAATCCCAGTCGGCGACCTTTACCCAGTTACCCCCGGTCGGAATAGCTGCTATATTATCGGCCATTGTTTGAAATGTTGCGTTGTCGGCGGTCGGTACACCTTTTTCCGTGATAGCACCCGCCAACAATGCTTTACTATCACGCGAGGATTTTTTTAATTCATCAATAGCAGCGCCCATATTTTCGCAGCAATCCCCGAGCTGCTGCCCCAGCGCCCCTATTTCGTTGTCGATTACATCTAACCGCCCGGTAATAGTGCCCGTAGGCGTATCGCATGCGGGCGGTAAAAAATCCGCTATCGGGTCGAGGTCACACGGTCCGCAATAATCGTTAATATCTAACGATACGGTAAAGCATTGATTGAATTTTTCAACATACCACGAAACACAATCAACAATTATTTGTCGTTCTTTCGCAATCAAATCCTGTGTTGCCCCGATCGTACCCGCCCGTGTGCGCCCGTGTTCCGTCGTTTCTTTACCCTTTTTCGTCAGGGTCTCTTTGCCTTTATGCGTGGTCGTATCTTTTCCACCGTTGGTCGTTTTCGTCGTGTCCTCGAATGTTCGCGGTACGTCGTAGCCGGTTTCAGCGCCGGTGACCGTTGAATTATACGAAATTTCGTCTGTCAGGTCGGGGGAACGTTCGTCGGTCAGGTCGGGTGTTCGCTCATCCTTTCCTTTTTCTTCTATATTATAATTGAGTGTCGGATCATAGCTCAAACGCGTTGTTTCATACAGCTTGTTCGCCTCGTCGCGCCACCGCTGAATACATGCGTTTAATATGTTCACGTTGTCGGCGTCGCACGGGGTGAGATATTCCCACAAACTATATTTCGTCAATAATGCGTTGTTGACGGTCGCGTCATCCGCGAATGTTAGGCCATGTTCAAGCGCCTGTATCAGTTCCGGCCGTTGACATACTTTTATCATTCGGATTCACCCCCTTTTCTATTTCTTCGGGTTTGTTCTTTTCAAAATCAATCGAGAGCCCGAAAACCTTTTCGACATCTTCGCAAAATCTTTCCCGCGCTGCGTCCATGCGTAACCCGTTTATATATAGCTGCTGCGCGTTACTATCCATTTCCGCGAGATTTGTTCGCTCTTTTTTATCGACAGCAATTGTATCAATTCCGAGGTATTCGTAAAACTGGGCCATGACGTTATTGCGACAGTCGGCCAATTCAGCGGATATAATATTATCTTTCGGCGAAAGCGGGAAAATCTCTTTATTGTCTTTCCAGCCTTTCGCGGTAGTGATAACGGCTGCGTCGCCCTTGTAAAGGTTATCGAGAGCCGGCGCGATCTTCAATGCGTCCTCGGCGCTGTCTACTACAACAATTATACTTGCACGGCTATTTTTTAATGAAGTATCTAACGAGATGTCAATCTGTGCTAACCGGCGCGCGAATATCTCAACGAGCAAGTCGCAGCTTTCCGGCTGCCTGTAATTGAGCGTATTAAAACAAAGTGCGCAATCTTTCCCGACTTCACGCTCTACACCTTTTAGAAACGGGTTTGAGACATTAAACCGTGTGTCGCGCAAATACATATCGAGGCCATGCGCGGCACCGTCACATGTTATTATATCGCCGTTATAAGTCAGGAAAGGCGCAAAGCCCGATCGCAGCAAAAGCCGGTTAAAAAACCTTGTTTCGATCGTGTCGGGAAATCCTTTCCATTTATACAGATTTTCCAAAAATCCCCACAATTCGCGGCGGTGAAATTCTGTATAAATTTCATCCGGCTTTGCGAAATCGGGTTTATATGCTTTTTTCATGTTTTCACCACCTATTCAACGGGGTAACCGCTGCGCGGTTATCCCTACAAAAACAATGAGCGGCGGCGGTAAACCGCCACCGCCCAGAGGGTAAAAGAGAGGTTTTTAAGACATCCACACCCGAACTGTTATTCGAGGGTGAAAATAACAAAATTAGCGTGGTCGTTGTACCAATACAACCTGTTGAACAAATAATGATAATTGGTATAACGTCTCATATCATTACGTGTGTTCGTGACTTCTTCGGTCTGGATCATTTCGCCCAGCGCTCTACTATCATACAGACAAGCAATTATAGGTTCAGTGGGAACGCTTGTTCCGCTCGCGGCGGTCTCGATTCTTAAACGCTCCTGTATCAAATTGCCGTCCTGTGCTACCTGCCAATAAGGCAGCACTTCGTAAGAGTCGCCAAGTGTCGCATATTCCGGGTTGTACGCGCCAACCATAGACATTCTAATCGCCTTTTCAAACAGCGATGAGATTTTAAGGCGCCTGTACTCGGGCGGTGTGAACGTCTGGAATGACTGACTATTAAAGCCTATCAACGGTTTTTCCATGAGCCTCGACAGATCGTAAATCGTTGCCATTACAAACCGGGTAAATTCGGGATGATAAAACGCGTTTGCGCTTGTATATGATGTTCCGGCGATGGAGTTATAAATAGTGACCATTCCGTAATGCTGCGCGGGTGTGGTTTCATCTGTCGTTTCGGTGGTCTGGGAATAGGCTTCTTTGATCGCTTTCGCCAGCACACCAAGACGGGCTGTTTCTTTTGCAAACTCAATTGAGTTTGTAATCTGCATGAATATACCGCTAATAAAGCGGTCCATTCTATCAGGATTTTCAAATGCGCCCTTAAGATCCGTATCACGAATCGTAATAGTCTTTTGCCATGAATCCGATTCGGTATAGTATACCGCCTGAACATCCGGCATGTGAACGGTAAACTGATCCGTGTATGTGGTTCCGTCAACGATAGATGAGCCGTCAAATGTGGATGCGTCCATAGAATAGAATTTATCCATTAACAGCATTTCAAGAACGCCATAATCTAAGCGGCCCGCGTACATGTCAACGAGCGACCCGCGATAGCTGGGTGTTTCCATTATCGTCTTTTGAACCTTGTTCATGAGCGGCGTCAGGAACTCGTTCACGAGTTTCGTGTACGTCATACTCGAAAGGACCTTTCCGGCGTCAACAAATGAATCGTAATCAACAACATTTATGCCGCTATTAACATTAGTCATCAACGCGTTTAAGGTCGTGTAAAAAGCATTATTTACAGCCATTTTTTATATTCTCCTTTCTGTTTTATTTGGCGTGGTAACCGCGTTAGCGGTTATCACTTCATAAAGCTGCCGAAATATTCGCGTTCGGCTGCTTCAAGATCCACAGCGGGCGCGGGCTTGGCATCAGCCAATACTTCGCGCATTGTTTCCGCGATCTCCTCGCGTGTGAGCCCCGCTTTTTTCAGCTCGTCAGCGATCGTGGCGGGCTTTTCCGGGGGCGTTTCTTCAATTGGTTCGACTTCGCAAACCTTTTTTTCATCTTCACCCATAAATTATTTAACCCTTTCTGTATATTTTAGGGATAACCGTTTTACAACGGTTACCCCGTTGAACAAACGTTCTATTTAATATGTAGCATATTTGACAAAATTTGTCAAATATTTTTATGAATTATTCCGATATTGAACAATCGCTGGCGATATGCTATCATGTAAGAAATCAAACAAGGCGCCGCGAGCCTATCGCGGAGAAAGAGAGGTTATATGTTCAAAATTGTTGGCCGCGTCGAATATGACGTAATGGAACCCGTCGGGGGCGTAACTACCATGTATGAAACCGAGGATTACGACGGGGATTTGTTCGAAACACTCGAAGAAGCTAAAAAAAGGTTGTATGGACCTGAACCCGGGGTTACCCCTCTGGATAGTAGAAAGGGGTGAACGAATGAACGATTTATATTTGATCCGTTCAACGATCACGGACCACACGACCGGCGACACGGACGTTATGCACACGACGGCCGAAAGTACCGAAATTGTGAACGGGCTTGTAAAAATGTTTAATAACCAAATTCGCAGCTATAATTTGAACGGCTGGGATTTGACTATACACCATGAATTATATAAACTTATGAAAGGGGCTATATTGAACGTTGATTGAACTGGGGTTTACTGATTTACGCTCAAGCCGGAAAACGCAGCTATTGTTCACCGGCGAAGAGATCGAAGCGGGCGAGTTTGAAAAGATTAAAAACATTGTTCGATTGATTGATGTAAAAGAGTTTCACGACGGCGCATATTACATCGTACATATAGGCGTGACGGATGCGAATCGCGAACGCCTCGAAGCGCAGCCATTTTACCACTTTATTAAAATAGGAAGGCACAAACGCGGCGTAACGCTCGCCGACATCATCGAAATAAAACAGCGTGCCGGGGTTTAGCCCCGCCGGCGGGTCCACGACCCGCCCACGCTTTCCGGCGCGGGCAACGGGGTAACCGCTGCGCGGTTATCCCATAACACAACACATCAAAGAAAGGATAAAAACATTATGTTTGATAAGAAGAAAATCACAGTTAACCCCGAGGTTGACATCACCGGGTTTACATTCGTTAAAGCCGCCGAGGCGATCGGCAAAGAGGGTCTCGTGTGCTGGGGACACCTAATCTACAATAGCAAGTTTGGCGAGGGCGTCGCCCTTGTAGCAAATGACGGCTGCCTGTACAATCTTCCGTCGCGCTATGTGTCAGATTTCAAGACATGCACGGACGAAGAAAACGAATTTGTCATGAGTGGAAAGAAGCTCGAATTCCGCGAGTATGAAACAAAAGCGGGTCAGAAAACCGTAATCGCAAGCATAGACGGAAAAGATATTTGACGGAATGTCGCGCGAGCGATATTCTCGGACCACGGAACCGCGCCGGGGTCTTTTCCGGGAAAGGGTAAAAAATGAAAGATATATCAGAGGTAAAGTACACAATCGAGGAAATGTATTTAGCTATTGGTTATTGTTACGAAAATGATTGTTTTGGCGGGGGTGATTAAATGGAAACGTTAGCAATCGGAATGTTGCTCGGGGCGGTGTTCGTGTGTATTCTTGCCTTTTTTATAGGTATGATGGGCGGCGATGTTGACATATCGGATGTCGTCCGGGATTACATTGACGAGGCCGACACCGCCGAACTTGAACGGCTCGAACGTCGAATCGTGCATGAAATAGTAACACGGAAATTTGAAGCAAAAACGAGGTTAAACAGCGTTTACGGGCGGGGTGCGTTATATGGCGAAGAAACCGAAGAAAGCGAAACCGAAGTATAAAACCTTTTCGGCCGAAGAATTATTAGAATGGAATAAAGCGGATTTGATAAAGGAATATAACAAGACTGCCGAACGCCACAATAAACGAATAACCCGTGCAAGGGCGCGAGGGATCACACCGGCGGCGACAGGTCGCCGGCGCTCCCGTTTATCATCGAAAACGAAAATATCAAAGCAAGAAATGGTTAAGCGTATTCAGGAAATGAACGCGAGCGATATAACTGTTGCGGGCATGATTGACGATATTTCGAGAATGTACGGGAATCAATCGAAAGCGTTTAAGGATCAATTAAACCAATTACTCAAAGATGAACCGGGGGTTTTCTCGGCGATTTATCAAAAATACCGTGAATTAATGGTTGGAATAAAAACAGGCGCTTTTACCGATTGGCACGCGATCTATTATGAAACGTTGTCGTATGCAGTCGAAACCAAAGAGGTGCGTTGGTATTATCCAGAGGATAAACGGGGCACGATCTGGGACGAAAGGCCGAATTACAGCGAAGAAGAAATTATAAAACGCTATCAGATCATGTTAGGGAATGAGCTTGAAAGAGCGTTAGAAAGGATTTTGAACAATGCAAAATCTAACGTTACCGCATGACGGTGCGGTTGAATGTTATAATTGGAAAGAAGGGGCGCGGCTATTGGTAGACCGCGCCCGTTGTTCCGGGCAAATCGCGAAGGGCGCAAAGAAAAACCGTCGTTTCTATTATGATGTCATAATGGCGTTTGATATTGAAACAACGAAATTATCAAACCTGAATTATAATCCGGGGTTTGACCCTGAATGTTTACATTATTTCAATATCTGTTTTTGCTGGCAAGTTATGATTGACGGCGCGTTTATCTTCGGGAGAAAACCCGAGGAATTCTTTGAAATGCTCGATACTGCCGCGGCCGAACTCGAGGGATATATAATATGTTACATCCACAATATAGCATATGAATTTAATAATCTGCGTGATTTCTTCATGCGGGGCGTTTCCGGGCCTGATGATATTTTTATGAAATCGCGTTCGACGCCATTATATTTGAGATATAAAAACGCGTTCGAGTTTCGTTGTAGTAAGTTATTAACGGGAAAGTCGCTCGCAAAGATCGGCGCCGACATCGGCTATGAGAAACTAACGGGGGATTTTGACTATTCGGTTTTAAGGGATTATGAAACCGAATTAACGCCGCTCGAAATGAATTATTGTTTTAGGGATGTTAATATTTTATACAAATTCCTGACTGCCGAACGCGTCAATTTTTGCGCAGCATATAAAAAACGGGTCACTCACATTTCACATTTACCGTATACGGTGACGGGATATGTTCGGATTGACGTTAAAAAGATATTCTCAAACACGGCACACGGGCGCTATATCCTGAAACAAACAGCGCTGACCATGCAAGAATATTTGGAAATATGCGGCGCCATGTGGGGCGGTTATACACATGCAAATTTCCGTTATATTGGGGATGAATTAAAAAACATTTGGCACGTTGACATTGTGAGCGCATATCCCGGGGCATTTCTCACCCCCGACGGGTTCCCGTTCGCGCTTGTACGGTCCAGAGACCCTACAACCGAAAATTTTATGCTTAACTTAAACGACCCGGAACGCGCCGTAATAGGTCGGATCACATTTCATGATCTACAATTAAAACGCGGCGGCGTGCCTTATGTGCCGGCGAGCAAATCGGCGATGGATGCCGGCGCTATTGTCGAAAATGGAAAGGTGCTATTTACCAACACTTGTACAATTACGGCGTGTGACGTCGATTTTCATTTAATAATGGGCGCTTATGAATATTCGAAAATTGATGTTGATTATTACTATTTAGGGATCAAAAAGAAGCTGCCATATAATATAATCAAATTGATTGAGAAATACTTTGCTGCGAAAACCACCCTAAAACACGTTCCGGGGCGCGAAATCGACTACGCATACGCAAAAGCAAAACTCAATTCCGTTTATGGGATGTCGTGTACGAGCTTATTGCACCCGACATATTCCATAATAAATGGAACGTGCGTAGAAACGGGCGTTGATTATGAACCGGCGAACACTATTCCGTATCAATGGGCTATCTATATAACCGCATACACGCGGCGGTTGATTTACGGGATGATATGCGAAATGCAAAAAAACAACACGTTCGTTTACAGCGACACAGACAGTATATTTTTCAAGTATGACCGCGCGGCGCTGGATGCAATCGAAGCGCACAACGAAAGACAGCGCGAATATTTGAAGGGGCTACAAAAATTGTATTTTGACATAACGCCAAAGAACCCGGAGGGTGAAACGCAATATTTGTTTACGCTGGATGTTGAAGATTACGACGCCGAGAAGAACGAAACCACGATTGACACGTTTTGCGCGATCGGGGCCAAACGGTATTATATCGGCCGGGGCGCCGGTGTGTATGATGTGACATTTTCAGGTTTAAGGGCAACGAAAAGCAAAAAGGGCGTGAACGGATATAACACGCAGCGTTTAATTGATATGTTCGGGTCGTTAAATGATGCTTTCGCCGCTATTAAAAACGGATCGGTTGATCTTCCATACGTCGAGGGCGTTGACAAATTGAGTAACTACAACATCAGCGCGGATTTCGTCGGGGAACTGGGCGGGCGAACATACCGCCGGCCGTGTTCATATACTCTATATCCACAATCAATTAGGCTTTCATTGAACCACGAATTAAAAGCGTTCCTTGGGAACGTAGAAAGGAGAAATGAGTTTGAATAGTAAAGAATGGGAACATTTAATAAAACAGGAATTCGGCGTCAGTGGAACGTTGGCAGCTAAAATGTATCACGAAATGTTGAAACCATACAAAATAAATATGTCGTGCGCCGTGAAATGCCCCTATTATAAACTAATTACGTTCGATCATGACAAGAGGGGGTATTATTGTTGCACCGCTCAAAGATATATGCCGCGAACTATTTGTGGTGGTCTTAAATCGAGGTGCGAAATATGAAAAAATACTTTGACGTATGGAACGACGTTGTTTTGACAACCGAAAAGCGCCACGGCCGCAAACCCTCGGTTAATATCGTTGCGGGCCGGCGTGGCGTCGGGAAAACTCACAGCGCCTTGAAAGAATCGCTAAACCATGCGATATTAACAAAACACTTTTTCGTATATATTCGGCGCGTGACTACTGAAATAACAACAACCGAACTAAACCAAGTTTTTTCAGATGTTATAAAAGATCCTGACGTGTTGAAAACAATCGCCGCCAGCGAATACGCGGGGTTTGAACGTTACGTTATTGTTGCAAAATCCGGGGCGTTCTGGCTTTGTGGCATCGGCGAAAATGACGCGCTTGCGTGGCTGTTGCGTGTCGGTGTTGCAACATGCATTTCAAGGGCTGAACACTTCAAAGGCGGCACATATTCAGACTTTGACAGGGTTATTTTCGACGAATTTATATCCGAAATGCGATATGTTCACGGCGACCGGGAACCCGAACTGTTTCAAAAAATCGTCGCCACGCTGGGCCGTTCGCCCAACGACGGCCGCGCGTCGAAAGAGGTTATTATTTACATGTGCGGGAACCCTGATAATTCAATAGAAGGTTGCCCGTATTTGTATAGGCTTCATTTAGACTATGCGAACATGTCACCGAACATACCGTATTATTATGAGCGCCGGAACGGTGAAATAACAACGTTCACTAAAATAGTTAAAACGCTGGATGAAACATATATCGACCCGAGCGTCAGCGACATTTTCGACACTTCCGAAGAAATAATGACGCAAACGGGCGAAATGAAAGAAAACAATTATATTCAGATCACACCCGAGGTGTTCGAGGTGTTCGAACCAATGTATAAATTGGTCGTTGAAACGCCGGTTATTAGTAACACGCAATATCACAAGGTATTATATGCGGTTTATGGTATGATCTACCCACAGCGGGCATTTCCTGAATACGCATTGTTTATAATGGCGCATGATAAATTTAAGGATTGTAAGAACGAACTGTATTGTAGATATGACGCGGAATATTATAGGCCGCGCCGAATGCCGCAAACGTGGCGCGTTCGAATTCCGAGCAACGAGAAATTCGGCGAGTTATCGCGGATCATGGCGCACGTTGACGAAACGCGGTTAATCTTTACAAGCGCGAATAGGTTAGCGACGCTTTACGAGAGCGTGCGCGAAAATTCAAAGTAAATGACAGGCCACCGGGCGTATACGCCAGGTGGTTTTGTTTTGCGATGGGATAGAACATGTGTTCGATTGTGTGCGCACGGTCCGAGTGCGTGAGTTTAACG